TTAGATGCAGCAGGTAACATAAGTGAAAGAAGTTCAAAATTAGAGGTAAGAACAAGAGATATAATATGATAAAAGATATAATAGAACTATTAAATAGTAACGATTTTTACGATGTAGCAGATGATGATATTCAGTTTGCTAAAGGTGCATATAATTTTCCTACAAGTGTAAAAAGATTAAAGGATTACAGAAAAAGACAAAAAGCATTAAGAAATGGCAGATAATTTAATAAACTTTCATATTGTATATGACGATAAGGGTGCAATAGTAGGTCTAAAGTCTACTGCAAAAGGATTTAAAGACTTAGATTTAACTGTAAAAAACGCAGAGCAATCTCAACAACAGCTCAATAATGCTATAAATAAAATGGGTGGTGCTTCTGTAAAGAGTATAAAACTTACACAGAAAGAGTATGAAAAACTGATAAAGACACAAGAGCAAGCTAAAAATGCTACAGGAGGTGCAACTTCTGCTGCAATGGAACTTGGTAGGGTTATATCTGATGCACCCTATGGTATTAGAGGTATGGCGAACAACATTACACAGTTAGTTTCTCAATTAGGTTTTGCTGCTAAGGCAACAGGTAGTTGGACTACTGCTATAAAAGGTATGTTTGGTGCTTTGACTGGACCTTTGGGTATTGTGTTTGCTATAACAGCAGTTGTATCTGCTTTGGATTGGTTTTCTGGAACACAAAAGAAAGTAAAAAAAGAAACAGATAAAACAACAAAAGCTATAAAAAAACAAATATCTGCTTTAGAAGAATTATCTCTTTTAAAAGGTGCTATATCGGGTTTATTGTTTACTAATTCAGATAATGCTGCTTTAGATAAATATAATAAAGGACTTCTAACTTTAGAGGAAACAGTAAAAATTATAAGTAGAAATTACAGTGAATTTTCTAATGCTTACGAAAAGTTAACAGAATCACAAAAGAAAGATGAAGGCAATGTAAAAGCACTACTTGATGGATACATAGAGTTACTATCTTTAAAAGAGAAAGAGAAAAAGCAAATAAAAGAAATGCAATCTCTTAGAGAAGCTATAGATAAACAGGATAAGTCAGCTGCATTAAGAAAAAAGCAAGGATATAAAGATGCCTTAACCTTTATAAGTGCAGAAGAAAGGCAGTTAGCTAATTTAGAGTCTGATTATATTAAAACTCAAAAGAGATTAGTAAAGTTAGAGGCGTTTTTTAAAAAGAAAGAAAAAGGTAGTAGTGCTAAGAAAAAAGAAGGAGAGATAAAAGAGCCTATATCTAAACTTCAAGAAAGATTAAATAAAGAAGCTGAAACTACAAGAGAACACTTGCAGAAACTTGTTTTAATGCAAGAGGAAAACCAAGTTAAAAAAGCGAAGTTAAAGGTTCAGTTTGATATAGAAAACGCAGAGAGAGAGAAACAATTTGCTTTAAATGAGTTTATGTTTCAGAAAGATAAGTACAATAAAGAATTAGAATTGTACTTAAATCAACAAGTTAAGTTAGGTAAAATAACGAGAAAACAAGCTGATGAAAGATTAGGAGAAGAAGCAGCTAAATCTTCTGAAATGTTTATGCAATTAAGGCAAATATATGAAGCAAGAATTAGTTATTTAAAATCGGTAGGTGAAAAAGAAATATCACAAGCTGTAAACAAAGAGGCTTTAAAGTCATCTAAACAGATTCAAGAGATACAGAAGTATTTAGATAAGAAAGCAGAACTTTTCAGAAAAGAGTTGCAACTTGATACGAGTGTTTACGATAAGCAAAAAGCAATGGCTGATACTGCTAAAAAGATAGCAGATGCTAAGGCTCAATCGTTGCAAACTTACTTAGAATCATTTAGTTCTGTGTTAGGAAGTGTAGGTAGTTTCCTTCAAGCAGAAGCAGATAGAGAGGTTGCTATAGAAGAAAACAAAAATAATGCTTTAAATGAACAGTTAAATAATAGACTTCTTAATGAAAATCTATCTGCTAAAGAGAGAAAAAACATTCAGAACGAGATAGCAAGAAACGATGAAGAGAATAGAAAAAAGCAGAATGAGATAAAGAAAAAGGCTTTTAATACTCAAAAGGCATTTAATATTTCTATGGGTATTGCTAATACTGTGGCTGCTGCAATTTCTGCTGCTAATCAGACGTATGGAGGTCCTATAGCAAGAATAGCTGCAATGACAGCAGTTATAACTTCTGGATTAGCTAATGTAGCTATAATAGCAAGACAGAAATTCCAACCAGAAGCAGCATCTACACCAATTAGAACAGCAAGTGGTGGTGCAGGTGGTGGTGGAGTTGGTAATCGTAGTTTTGATTTCAATTTAGTAGGTAGTAGTCAAGGAAACCAAGTAGCAGAAGCAGTACAAGGTCAATTTGATAAACCTATTAAAGCGTATGTAGTTTCTAAAGACATAACTAATCAACAACAGTTAGATGCTAACACTAAATCATCAGCAAGGTTTGGTGGTTAAAAACAATATAATATAATAAATAAAACGTTATAATAATATGGAGAACTTAGATACAGTAGAGCTATTTATAGACGAAGAAAATAGAGAAGATGGAATATACGCTATTTCATTAGTAGAATTTCCTGCTATAGAGGAAAACTTTGTAGCACTTAGCCAACACAAGGTAGAGTTTAAAACTTTAGACGAAGATAAAAGAATCGTTGTAGGTTTAGCTTTAGTGCCAGACAAAAAGATTTATAGACGTAAAAAGGATTACGAGTACAATATAACTTTTTCTAAAGATACTGTTAGAAAAGCATCTGAATTGTACTTAAAATCACTTAGAAATAACAATACAACTTTAGAACACCAAACACTAACAAGTGGTGTATCTGTTATAGAATCTTGGATAGTAGAAGATGAGAGAATGGATAAGTCTAATATCTATGGTTTAAATGCTAAACAAGGTTCTTGGGTGGTAACTATGAAAGTAGATAATGATGCAGTATGGAAAGATATTAAAGACAAGAAGTATTTAGGTCTTTCTATCGAAGGAATATTCTCTGATAAGGTTGATTTAAGTGTAGAACAAAGCGAAGAAGAAATATTAATTAATAAAATAAAAGAGATAATTTTAAATGATAACTAAAAAAAACACAAAAAGAGTAATATTAGCTGAATACTTTGAACTAACAGCACCTTCTCAATTTACAGCAGTAATGCCAAATCAAATAGAGTTAGACTATGGCTTGCAGAATGTAGTTGTAGAGTTTAGTGATGGTGCTACAAAAACAGTTAATATTATATTAAATTTCTTGTTTGCAGACCCTGCCAATAGTTTCAGACAAGACAACAACATCATCTTAGCTGATGATTTAAAATTAAGCAATATACCTATAAACGTTGATACAGTTATTAATATGGACTATGTTTACGGAACAGAGGAAGAATTTTTGAGTTTTGTAAGAAACTTTTACGCAGACAATAAGTTTGAGATAACGTTTAAGTAATATGAGTAAATACGCAGAATATTGTAAATGTCTTAATACATACACAAGAACAAAGTGTAAGAAAAGGAAATGTAAACAACACCCTATATGGAAGCAAGGTATTGGATTTATAGGTGGTAAAGGTACTGCAAAAGAATAAAAACGATATAATAAAAAAGTAACAACGTTATATAATTATAAAACAGATTAATACAATGAAGAATCAAGAATTAAACACTTTAGACAAAATCAAGGAAGTCTTAGGTCTTTCTACAGAGAAAGAAACTAAAGAAATTGAAGTTAAAGATGAAGTTGTTTTAAACGAAGATGTGAAGCAAGAAGAGCCTAAACAAGAAGAAGTTAAGGTTGAAGTAAAATATGCTACACAAGAGGAACTTGCACAAGTTGAAAGTAAGTTTATGAATATGTTTAAAGCATTTTTAGAAGAAGCTAAAAAAGAAGTTAAAGAAGTGCCACAAGAATTAGCATCTCAAAAAGAAGAGGTTAAGGAAGAGGTAGAATTAAGTGAGGTTAAGGAGATTGTACATTCTCCAGAAAATGTAGTAGAAAAGAAAGAAGTTAAATTTAGTAAACCTTTCGCATCTATGACACCTCAAGAAAGAATTTATCAAATGTTGAATAATAAATAAAAATAAGAAATGGCGACAACTACAAGTATAACAACTACTTATGCAGGGGAATCGAAGAATCAAATTATCTCTGCTGCTTTATTAGCAGGAAACACTCTTGCTCAAGACGCAATCACTTTTAAACCTAACATCGTAGGTAAAGAGGTTGTAAGAAGATTAGAAACTGATGGATTAATTAAAGGTGCTACCTGTGATTTCTCAGATACTTCTACTATCACATCTACAGAAAGAATTATTGAACCTAAAGAGTTTCAAGTAAACTTAGAGTTATGTAAGACTGATTGGTTTAATGATTGGAATGGTTATCAAATGGGTGGTTCTGCTCATAGAAATATGCCTTCTACTATTCAAGAGTACATCTTACAGTATGTAGCTGCTAAAGTAGCACAAACTAACGAGAACTCTATTTGGTCTGGTGTTGACGGTGCAGATAACTATGATGGTTTCGCTACTTTATTAGCTGCTGATGCAAACTTACCTGCTGCAAACGAAGTAACAGGAACTACTGTAACTTCTGCAAACGTTATCGAGGAAATGGGTAAGGTATATGCAGCTATTCCAAAGGCATTATTTGGTTCACCAGAACTTTCTTTATACGTTTCACAAGATGTTTATAAGTCTTATGCAATCGCTTTAGGTGGTTTTGCATCACAAGGTCAAGGTGCTAATGGTATCAATGCACAAGGTTTAAACCAAGCATTTTCGGGATTACAATTTGCAGGTGTAAACATATTTATGGCAAACGGATTACCTGCTAACACTATGATTTTAGCTGAAAAGTCTAACTTATGGTTTGGTACTTCTATCGCTTCTGACTGGAATGAAGTGAGATTATTAGATATGGCCGATTTAGACGGGAGCAAGAACGTTAGGGTAATTATGCGTTTTCTTGCAGGCGTTCAGTACGGTGTTGCAGAGGATATCGTAACTTACGGAATCGTAAACGGAGCTAACTAATAATTAGCTTTTAACAAAAACTATAAGGGTAGGTAGAGTATATCTACTTGCCCTTTTTTAATAACAAATAAAAAACAAAAAAACAATGGCTTGTGATATATCAAGAGGTAGATTAGAACCTTGCAAAGATAAAGTAGGTGGTATTAGTAAAGTGTATTTTGTAAATAATGGCGATTTAGGTGCTATTACTTACGATACGACTAATACTGACGCTATAGATAGCGTTGCAGGAACACCATCTGCTTACGAATTTGAAGTAAGAGGTGCATCTTCTTACACAGAAACACCTACATCAAGTAGAGAAAACGGAACAACATACTTTGAACAAGTATTAGAATTACAATTACCACAATTAAGTAAAGAAGACCATCAGACAATTAAATTATTGTCTTACGGACATCCTCACGTTATCATTGAAGATAACAACGGAAACTTGCTTTTAGCAGGATTAGATTACGGAATGGACGTTACAGGAGGCTCTATTGCTACAGGTAGTGGTATGGGAGAATATAATGGATATACATTAACGTTTACAGGAATGGAAAAAGTACCTGCTAACTTTATAGATGACACTTTATCAGCAGCAGGGTTTACTGTTGTAACTGGTGCATAAAGATTTCTTTTACTTCCAATTTGATTAGCCCTTGTATTGATTTACAGGGGTTTTTCTATTTAAGACGAACTAAAAAAATTATATTTCGTTATATTATTAGATAGTGTAAAAAATGAAGATAGTACAACCTATTACATCTGAACAAGAAATACTTATTATTCCAAGAGAAAGTTTAGACCTTTCTAATTTGGACTTTGAGAGAAGGGTTAAACTCGATAATGGAACTGTAGAAAGTTCCTCTTGTGTTTTACCTGTTCTTGCAGTTTATAATGATGTTACTATGGTTATCAAGAAAGATGGACAAAATATAACTGAAACTATAAGTAACTTAGTTGTAACTGAATTAAGTAATTATTTTAAGGTATCATTTTCATCTACAATATTAGAGGAAGGTTTTGGGTATTCTATAACATTAACTAAAGGTGGTAGTTTGCTCTATAGAGATAAACTTTATGTTACATCTCAAACAGACTTTACAACAAAGCATAAACAATCTCAAAATAAATATAAAGAGGTTGTAGACGATAATAC